ACGGTAACTCCAGTTGTGCCTGTATCCTCGAATGATACTGTGAAGGCTTCTCCGCTTGTGTGCTTTACTGTCACGGTATCGCCAATGCTGTATGCTGACCAGTCTGTATCTTCGTCGATCTCCTGCGCTACCTTAGTTGCTACTGTTCTAACCGTATCATCTTTAATGACTGCAACTACAATGTTTTCAGCTACGCCCTTATTTAATGTGACTGTGACATTACCGCTTGCAGTTACCGCTCCCGTCAGCACTTTTATCCGTGCTATGAATTGTCCATTCTCCTTTGGCACCTCGAGATAGCTTCCCTGTAGAGTCAGCGTGCGGCCACGTTGTGCTGGTAGATGTTCTGACCATCCTTGGCTATCAAAGCCCGTCGTATCTGCATCGGTCTTGGTGCCACCCCAAGCAAAGGAATTTAGCCCTCCAATTTCCTTCCAGTCGCCATTATCGTTTATTTCAAACTTCCATCCTCGTGCCAATACACGATCTATTGCCATCTACTCACCCCCTATACATAGAAGGTCGCTTGACCTCTATTACAAAATTCAAAGTATACATATGCCGTCCGTTTTCATCCTGCCCAATGTAGATAGGTTCACTTTGTATCCCTTCACATTTTACCACCCAATATCCTCCAGCAACAAAAGCTCCACTTCCAAAGCCATGTAGCGCATCATATATTGCCATTGCTTTTTCATATCCAGTGCGAGGGTCAACCGTTCCCCTGACCAATATTTGAATCGTCGGTAGGTCGTAGTCATGCTTTATCGATGCGTTGTATCCTCCAGAAGGATTAACAGCAATGGCAAATGAGGGCTCCGCTGGCAGCTTCCCCATGAAGATATTGTTTGTGCCACCAGTCTCGCTGTAACTTACAATTCCTTTGTTAGCTAAATATCTCATTATATCCGTTACTATGCTCATTTATGAGCTTCCTCCAAGTGTCTCCTGATATACTCCACTACTCTATCGGCCTGTTCATTAACTGTTAGCTCAAGCCACTTCCAACGTGCTTTAGGATCGGTGTATCGAAGTCCTGGCTCCTCGTGCATCCTTATTGCATACGGTGTATCGTAATAAACCGACCCCTGAAGCGATAACTCGTCAACGTCTGTGCTTCCTGATCGCTCCAGCGTGCCTTCTCGGTATGGGTTAGTCTTATTAGCTTCGGTTAAAAGATATTCGACAGAATCTCGCAATGCCTTAACTTGCGCCTCATTGATCTTCTTTTTAACATCATCACCATACCAACGCATAAACACACTCATTTTAACGTCACTTCGGTGTGATGTGGTTTAGAGTGCGCTAAGGGATTATCGAACCTTGCAGAAGTGATAACTTCGTAGTCCTCGCTTTCAAAAGTGATGATGCTCTTAGGAGGTGGCTCATAATTGGGATGCATAAAAGCACGCGCACTGGAGACTATTTCTTGTCCGTTGCTATCTCTTACTAATTCGTGCTTCTTCTCAAAGTAGCATTGGACAGTGTAAGGATTACCATAAGACGGCCCGTATGGCCCATCCCCTTGATATTCTTTGATGGTGATGGTGTGAATTAACAACGCATTAGGTATCATTTAATGTCGACTCCTCTATAAAGCAGGCCCTCCATAAACAAAGCTTGGTAAGCTCGAGGTGCCAATTGAAGTTGAGGAGTAGAAGCAGTGCCGCTGCCACGCGATACACTGAAGCTCCCTAACGATAAGCTGCCGTAAGTCTCTAACAGTCCAACGTTGTCTCCAGTTTCGTGCCAATATTCAACCTGTGCACAGACAGCAAGTTTGGCAGCTTCGATGTGGCTTAGGTTGGTTATGTCAACCTTGCCAAGGGTGTAATGGTCGACCAGTAAGCTGGCCATCTCGAGCAGCCGCTCTGAGTCTTCTTTGAGTTCGGCTTCCGCAACATCCAGATACTCTGCAAGTTCCTCAAGCGTCGCATAGGCCATATCAGCCACCCACTAACTAATGAATTTCGATAATGCGAGCATCTACAGAAGCAATGCTGCCTATGGCGTAAACCTTTTGTCCAGGAACGAGGTTAAGAAACAAATGCTCTCCTGCTTTAATTGGAAATCCATTGCTTGCTGTAACGTTGCTGTCCGTCCCTATATATAGCACTGTAGTATCTGAGCTGGCGTTGGCTACCATTAGTCCAGTTCTGCCTGGTATGGCGGCAGTTCCGACTTTCAGCTCCACAGCCGTAGTTCCGACTGTCACCTTGCCATATTTGGTCTCTTTGTTAATTGTCCTGAGCATGCTCACAACTCACCACCTCGCAAAAGAGGGTAGGGGCGCACGGCCCCTACGCCTCTCGTATCCCTGCAACTCCAAAGTATACATCGAGTATCTTGACTCCATTGTAAGCCGACCCTACCGTGTCTCCAGGATTAAGAATATTCTTAGCTACTGCTCCAGTTATAGCATCAACAGTCTGCGTCCATGTACCTGGAGCTATGACTACTCCGTTGTGGTAGACAGCCAACACGGTAGGAGCATTTGCCTTAAACGGTAGTCCTATGCCTTGGCCGAGTCCGACCTTCACGTCTCCTAAGTCTGAAAGTGTGACTGCTGCAGCAGCTGCATCCGTAAGGCTTGAGTCAAGTTCGAGGTCGGCAACGATACCAGGATCGAATGTTATTGTGAAATCAGATCCAGTTACAACGGCCACGTTGCCTGCACCATAAATCGCTTCAAGTGCAGTCTGAATAGCTGCAGCTGTTGCATTGTAAGCTATATCGGCAGTCCAGCCATCAACAGCATTACCAAGCTTAAATGTGCCACCAGTAGGAGAGTCAAGATCAAGGACGTATTCTTCGCTATGCGTTGCTTTTATCGATGTAACCGACGCAAAAGCTTGGCTTGTGGTAGTGGCGAATGGAGTCGCTGGTATTGTCTTTACCTCAGAAATAGGGCTACCTAAAGCATCTGCACCAAAAACCGTTATCACAGCACCCTGAGAGTCAGCGTCCCCTGTTATAACTAACTGTCGTGCGATATCGGGTTGTCCGTCAGGTTCATATTCATTGCTCCCAGCCGCAAGCGTAACCGTCTCTAAAACACCATCGGTGTCTTTTGCGTCAGGAGCAACCGAATACCACGCCACTCTAAGCTCAGGTAGCTTAACAACTGAATTATTAGCACCACGAGCGACTTGAATTTCCTGCCCGTGGTCTATAAACCCACCTTTTGGGTAATTAGCCATTTACATCTCTCCTTTCAGCTAAAAGTGGGGAGTTTCTCTCTCCCCACTTACGCAGTCATTACAGCGAACGGATACTTAGTGGCTCGGTTGGTTCCGAGTGCATGAATCGGATTAGGAACCGCCCAGCCAAGTCTCATCACGACTCGCAATGCTACCATGTCATTCTGCATCAAGTTAGCGACAACAGTTCCTGCGCTGCTGGTAATGACTCCCTCTCTGAAGATATCGAAGCGCATATCTGACCTAATACTGTAAACTGCTTGGTTCATGTCACCGACGATAAACCTGGCAGTCGAGCTTCTGAAGGTTCCGTTACGCACATACTCGATCGGTAACCCCCAGAAAGTGTTAGGTTGCCCCTGTGTCAATGATGGAGTAAAGAGCAAATTACCAGCAGTGTCCCTAAGGTTACGAAGATCCTTCTTAGCGGTAGGATCAATTATCCATCCGTTGGGGTCATAACCGACAGCCTCCAATACTCCCATTAACTCGGATGCGTCCTCACCAAGATCAGCCCCAGTGCCCTCAGCAACAGTGAAACCACGGCTAATTGCAGTACCAACGATACCGCTTGGCCATGAAGTTGGTCGCCCCTGTCCCCATATCACGGCATTGTCGATAGCAATTCCAAAAGCTTCGACTATGCGAGGACGTATCTCATCCCATATGGGATATTGGCTATCCTCCAGCACATCCTCGCCAATAGGTAGGATGATCGCCAACGGCTCAGCGTGGATGTAAACATTCGTCCACTCCATTTCATGAGTGTCTTTCAGTCCAGGAACTCCAGTCTCGGCAACGCTTGCCGGAGCCTCCTCATCCGTTCCTGTTACCAGGTTGTCGTTTTCGGTCGCTGCGATAAAGCTCGCTGCACCCATAGAGTTGAGGACTGGCATCCTTAATGTCCTCGAGCTCATGTTTGGTAGCCGTCTAAACAGGCTCAGTGTAGCTGAGGCTTCGGTTATGCCGTTAATTACCTCATTCGCAACCTCTTGGGGAATGAGAGGAAGCGCATCTGCTTCAGTGGTAATATACTGCCCACTCGTGCTTATTTGAGTCATTTATATCTCTCCTTTCGTTTTTACCTTCTCGCCATCTTTCGTATGGCCGTGTTCATATCAATTGCTCCACCCTTATCCTTCGACTGAGTGAAAGTTCCACCGCTCTTTTTCGGTGTCTCTTCAGCTTTCAGTTTGGGATAAGCCTCCAACGTTTCTTTGAGCACATTTTCAACGTCCTTTTGCGTCATCCCAGTAACAAGCTTGCCTGTCCCCTTCAAGAATGCCCACGCAAGCTCGATGTCCGCCCCTACGCTGATCGCTGCCTTGTTGAAGATATTTTGTAGCTTTTCGTTTTCTATCTCATCCCGAAGCTGCTGTATCTTCTCCAAAGCTGCGTTCACATCAGACTTACCCTTATCGTCCTCGAAACCGAGTGCTTTGCCAAGGTTCCTCTTGAGAGACTCTATCTCTTCAGCAAGAACCTTGCGCTCGGTTCGATACTTGGCCGCCTCTTTCCTGACGGCCTCCAGCTCACGTTTGAGAGCTTCGGGGTCCAGCCTCGCTTGCTCTTTTTCTCCCGTGGCTTCCTGTTGCGCATCTTTACTCGAGGACTGATCTCCTGGATCATCCTCAGCGAATAACTGCAAATTGAAATTATGCCTCAATGCGTCAAGCATTCTGTCGGCCTCCCTTTTGTATTCAAGATGCACCTGGCATCTTGTAGTTTATTATATACGCTCTCTATCTCTTTGTCTATTCCTTCCTGTAGTGTCTACAAACTCTCGTAATGCTGCTTGCTTTTCTCTGACCTTTGCTGCTGCTTTCTTCTTTTCCTCATCTGTGATCGCTACAGCTTCTCGTTGTTTCCATCGTCGAATGTCACGCTCTAACTTGCGTTGCTGTTGTGCTTCCTCAAAGTCACCTTTTCCTAATTGCTCTTGTGTAGGTCTTTCAGTTAATCCTGGTATATATGCGCCTAGAGAATGTCCACAATTAGGATGAAAAAGTCCATCTGCAATAGCTTCATCGAGTGACGGATATTGATCACTTTTCCCCGAGATACTGAGAATCTGTCCTTCCCACGGCCCGCAAAGTGGGCAAGAGTCAGCATGAAAACTTACAATAACCAAGTCATAGTCGTTGTCCTGCAACCGCTGTATCGCTCCTTCGATAGCCGCCTGTCCTGTCGTAGAACGTGTCGCCATTTCAGTGTAGGAATGCAACGACCAAGTACGACCTGCTCTATCTCGAAAACCCGTTATCCCCCTATCTGCGAATTCGTTCAAGGCTCGTTGCGCTGCTTGCTGTCTCGTCTCGACTCCAAGTTCGACCATCTGTGATACTTTGCCAACGATAGTGCGATATTCATCAAGAGCTTGTCTTGTGATACGCAAATGTGTTTGACCAAGCGTGCCTGCAAGTTGTTTTGTCAGCACCGTGACCTTCCGTTCGTCGATCATGCCGAAGCCCGTTCTGATCGCTGGCTTCACTTTCTTGAGGTCTGCTTCGACACCTTTCTGGCCCGTGGTGTATGCTTTTTTCACGGTCTCTTCTGCCATTTCTGGCATCTTCTTGTCAAGGTTCTGGACTAACTTCTCAAGCTTCGTTTTAACCTTGCTGATTTCTGACAGTTTGATCGCTGCCCAGTCTGGAGCGTAGATATTATCAGCAAGTCCCTTAGCGATCATTTCAAGCATTCGTGTTTCTGCTTCTGTGTAGAGTTCTAACAACTCTCGTGCTACTTGCTCAGCAT